TTTAGATAGTTTTGGTGAAATAGGGCTATTATTATCTATTAATGTTCCAGATTTAGATAATGTAAAATTTGGTTTATTTTCTCGTCTATCATTCATTCGTACTTCCGTAAATCCTGATTTTTTAGTTGTATTTAATGTACACAAATTTGGATATTCTTTAGTTAGGTATACAGCACTATCGTGAATACGTTGTTTGGTTCGTTCAACCTGCATCCCCCCTGGTTCTTTATAGCATTTTGTATCACAACTAATATTATTGAACCGTAATACCCCATTATCTTTCAAATAATACTTTATACTTCGTTCATAATCTTCTTTGTCATCAATTGTTCTAATTTCAGATTTTCGATTGTTTACAACTCCAGTAAATCCACCCATAATATAGCATAATTTTGTACTAATATAATCATTATAATTATTAGATTTCGCTTTCATAAAATATGGATTATATACTGGATAAACACTCCAATTAGTTAATCCAGATGATTCAATTAATTTAAATCCTTTATTTATCAAATCTTTCAATGATTTTAATTTGATTAATTTATTATCGGATTTATTTTTTCGGTTTCTATTATTTATACAATCATATACCCCATAAATATCATCATCAATATAAAAAATGTATTGCCCTTCTTTAAAATATTTTGGCATAAAATTCCGTATATTTTTTATTCCTGGAACACCAACTATTATTTTATTATAATATTTATCTTTTAAAACATCTTCATATATTTTCTTTTGTTCAGTATCAGATACAAAAATAAATATTTTTTTCTTATCTATTTTATGATGTTTCAATATTTTTAAACTTCTATCTCTTAATGTTTCTGGTCGTTTATATGATGGTATAGCTACAACATATTCCTTCAAACTCATATATATATGAATATATTTTATTATCAATTACCCTAATATGAAAATTAAACGATACATTATTGAAACAATAATTTAAAGATATAGTATATAACTATATTAAATGGTTGTGATTGGGGTAACAGGAGTAACTGGATTACAAGGAGGAGCAGTAGCAAACAGTTTTAAGGATAATGGACATACTATTATAGGAATAACACGGAATAAAGAATCTGATGCCGCCAAAAGATTAAATGGTATAGAATTAAAACAAGCTGATTTTGACGATGTAACATCATTAAATTGTATATTTGATGGCTGTGATGTCGTATTTTTAGTAACAAACTTTTGGGAACATATGGATCCAGAACGCGAGTTTAAACAAGCAAAAAACATAATTGATAGTGCAATGTTATCAAATGTACCCCATATTATTTGGAGCACACTTGAAGATACACGTGTTTTCAATGATTCTATACCATACATTGGAAATTATAAAGTACCACATTTAGATGAGAAAGGTATGGTTAGTAAATATTTGGATACATTAGATGTTAAATCTACACATTTGTATACCAGTTTTTTTTATGAAAATCTATTAACATCGATGAAATTAAAAAAAGATGAAGATGGTATACGACGTTTATGTGTGCCAATGGGAGATTCTATATTACCCATTGTAGCAGTCGAAGATATTGGTAAAATGGCATTACATTGTGTTGAAAAATGTGTTTATGGGAATGTGGGTGTAGCATCACAACATTTGAAAGTGAGTGATATGGCTTCAATTTTAACTGATGTTTTACAAGAACCAGTTCAGTATGTACCTGTTCCAGCATCTGTTTACAGAACATTTGGATTTCCTGGATGTAATGATTTAGCAAACATGTTTGAATTTAAAGATATTCACAACAAATCTTTTTGTGAACAAAGAAATATGGAAATTATTTCAAAAAGAATTATACCTATTACATTTAATGAATGGTGTTTGAATAACAAATATAAATTGTAAATTATTATTACCGTTCTTGTAAAGTATACTCAGAAGGATTAATAAATTGACCTGATGGAAATAATACACATTTATCGCTAACATCTCTTTTAAAATTGGTTGTCATATTTTTTAAAATAGCTTTTTTAGTTATGACGGTTATGTCTGGATATATCTCATATAATGTTTGTAACGAACCGGTCCAGGTATTTATCACTCCAGCGATAATCTTTTTTTTGACAGACATGTAGGGATCATTGCTGATCATGTTTGATACTGTATCAATTAATTGTAATTTTGTTGGTAAAATATGATCTATATCAAAATCAAGGGCAGCATCTGTATCAGGTGTACAATTACACTTAGAATCACATTTTTTGAGATTTTGTGTTAATAAACATTTATAGTAATCTCCCAAATTAATTTCTTTGTTACAATGTATTTTTTCTGATATATTACATTTTCTTATATAATCAGGGGGTAAATTAATATATGGTGATGGTACAATTTTATTTACACTATTTTTATGGGCACCTGAATAATAACATAATGATGGGTTTTTTTTACGACAAAAATCTTCAACCAATGGATTACCACCACAATCACATACTGAATTACAATGTTTAACATATTTTGTATCATACTTTGTTGTATTGTTACATAAATTTTTAAACCAATCATGTGTTTCATATTTCGTATATTGATGTGTTGGAGTAGGATTATCACTAGCCTCTTCTGCTTTATAATATTGTGTATCACTTTTACATCTTTGAGTATTATTATCATTATAATTTTTAATACAGTTATATTTTTGTTTACTATCATCACAATTATTACAATATATATCACAGTTATTAGGATTAGTATTACACCAATTCTTAAAAACATTGTATCTAAGTATTTTTTCTAATAAAGATTTCCATTTATGTTTCGGCCGTAAATCCCAATTTTCGATTATTTCATCAACCTCAACATTACTATTATACAGTTTATTTGATAAATACATAATAAAATGATCTAAACATACTTCTTCGTTTCCCTTTTTAATCAAATAATCGTCGTCGGATGTACATAGTTTACTATAATTTACAAATGGATTTTTGCCCTGCTTATTCTCCTCTCCGAAATCAGCTTTATTCCAACTAAATTTATAGTTATGTATCTTACTGGAGGTTTGCTCTTTATCATATATTTTATTATTGGCCTTTTTTAGATCATTAAACTCTAATCTTAATTTTTTAAGTTCATTTTTAAGCAAATTTTTACAATTTGGAATTGGGGTACTCGATGTTGTAACTTGAAACTTTTCAATGCTATTATGCTTAATATACAAAAAATAAATTATTAAAAATAATATTAATAATATTATACTAAAATTAATATTAGAATTCATTAATAATATACTTATATTTTAAATTTAAGACTTAGGATATTGGAGGACACCCCATAGATTCCCCATTTTTACAATAACAATCTTTTTCTGCCAAAACCATTTTTTCAATCATATTATCATATTTTTTTACAGTATTATGTCTTCGATTTATCCACCCACTCCCCCCCCCAAAAATATTTTTAGATGACAATTTACCGTTTAATGTCTCATGTGGAATTAGTTTGTCATTACATCTAGTTATAAATTTAAGTTTATCTCTTTCTTGTATAGTTAAATAATAATATTTTTTCCAATCTTTATTTTCACCCCCTTGACCATTGGAAAGAGCTTTTTCTAATGTTAGAAACTTATAATCGTGTGTTATATTTTCTTGGGTACCATATCTTACAACACGTTTGACTCTAAATTTGTTTGCGTTGTTATCGTCTATCCATTTTTTATCCTTTTTCCATTCGTTATATCTATGTTTTCTACATTCTATAATTGCTAAATCTTCTTCTTCATTTAAAACTGAACTATATTTACTAGTAATTTTCTTTTCATAATGTGTAACATTTCCGGTATTGGTGTTGTCATATACTGGATTCCAATCATTACCCAATTTAGTTTTGGTATCGCATGTTATTTGTCGTTTCTTCACCGTCCTTTGCCGCCAATCCAAAAATTGTTCTTCATGTAATTGATATAAATAATATAATATTATAAATAATACAATTATTAGTGTAAAATTCATTAATATTATAAAATATATTAATAATATATAATGGTATTCAAAAATAATAAAGAATCATTTGTTGATAATACTGTAACAACGAATGATACAAGTATATCTGAAAAACTAACAAAATACTTATCAAAAGGTTCCATATTTTTATTTTTCTTTTTGTTATTGACTGTTAATTTAGTAGCATTATCTATATCATTACAATGTAATGTTGGAAGTGGAAATATTTTTTACAAAATTGCTTCAGGAATGTTTGCTTTTATGTTTGGGATATTATATATTATATTTAATTATTATATGTATAGAATAAAGGTAAATAATAAACCATGTGTTATTTGTAGAACTAATATATTTGAAATATCGGTATGATAAATTTAAAAATAAATATTTTATAATTATATATGTTAGATAAAACAGTAAATATTATTATGGGAGTTGGATCACTCATTATTGTTGTTATATTTTGTGTAAAATTTGGATTAGATTACAAAAAACTAAATGATTTAAAAAATAATACAATGTTCCCTCCTTGGCCAGCACAATGCCCAGATTATTGGGAAAGTGCTGGAGAAAAAATATGTAAAAATACACATAAAATTGGTGATTGTAGAACGGGTGATGGTGATCAAGGTAAAGTATCATTTGATGGTATATTATGGGACGGTGAAAAGGGACGCGTCCGTAAATGTGCTTGGGCTAAAGCTTGTAATACACCATGGGAAGGTATCGACAATATTTGTTAATTTATTTAAAGATTGGTATGTATTTATTAATAAATGAATTGGGCTGAAAAATATCGCCCTAAAACATTAGACGATATTTATATTACACAAGATAACAAACAAAAAATTATCAAATGGATGTGTGAATTTAAGGAGAAAAAAAAAAAATTTAATAATTGTTTAATATTACATGGAAGTCCAGGAATTGGTAAAACATGTTTAGCAAATATTATATTAGATTGTAATGATTATGATATTATTGAATTTAATTCGAGTGATATAAGAAACCAAAAAATTTTGAAAGAAAAAATAGAAAAAATTAATGGAAATGTAAATATACTTAATTTTATGTGTAATAAAATTAAAAAAATTGGTATTATAATTGACGAATTAGATGGTATAAATAATGAAAAGGGTGCCCTAAAAGAACTAACTTCTATCATAAATAACACAAAAAAATATAGTTCTCCATTTATTTGTACAACAAATACCATTAGTAAAAAAATAGAAATTTTGAAAAAAAAATCATTGTATATTAAATTTAATAAACCTACAATAACGATAATAAAACAATTTATTAATAAAATATGTAATGAAGAAAAATTATATATTTCATCTAATGTAAAAACAGCAATCGCTAAAAATTCACAATTGGATTTCAGAAGAGTTATAGTATTAATGGAATATTTATTTAATTATACGCATATTTATAATGATACTGATTTAATAAATACTATAAATAATTATGAAAAAAAAAATATAACAAACACGTCATATGAAGCTACTGGCAAAATTTTAAATACATATCATAAAGATGTATCATCTATTGTAGAAACAGATAAATCTACTATTGGTTATTTATTATATGAAAATTTTATAAATTATATTATCTATAACAAAAAAAACACAAACAAAGAAAAATTAAAAATAATATCAAATATTTACATGAATTTTACAAAATCCGATATATTAGATAATAAAATATTTATAAATCAACACTTTTATTTAAATAATTATAATGATTATATTAAATTTAATATGAATTTGTATTTAATAGATTCATTAGAAAAAACATCATACAATAAATACAATAAATTAAATTATTCTACAATGATCAATAAAATATCATTTGAATATTTAAATCTAAAATTAGTTAAAAATATTAATAATTTAAACATATTCAAACACCATATATACAGTTGTGATTATTTATATTCATTGATGAAATACGATAAATCAAAATTAACAATCATTTTAGATACCTACAATATAGATAAAGCATTATTAGAAAAGATGTGTAAGCTAAGCTCTTTTTATTCTAAAGACGACAATTTAAAAAAAATGATAGCATAATATATGAATGATTTATTATTTTATATAATTTCAGCTATTGGATGGACCTTACCAAGATTTTTTTACAAAGAACTAACGCACTATTTATCATCATTTGATATAATAATTATTATACATCTATCATTTCATATTATAATAGTATCATTCATATTTTATATATGGATATTCAAAAAGAAAACTAAAACAGCCTTTATATCTAAACTAAAACATTTACCAACAAAATTAAAATATTATATATTTCTTATTGTCATATTTGGAATAACTGCCCAGTTTACACATATATCATTACTAAAATACTATGATGTTAGCAAAGTAACCCCTGTTGTTAGAGGTATTAGTACATTATTTATTTTATTTTTTGGATACTTTATATTCAAAGAAACTATTACACTAAAAAAAGTATTAGGAATATTAACTATTTTACTTGGTATTTACTTAGTAAATTAATTCTTTTATAGAAAATTAAATTAATATAAAATTGATTTAAAAATTTATGTTTAATGATAACTAAAAAATGGCTAATCTTGTCACAAATAAAAAAGAAATTTCTGAATTGATTGGACAACTCGGTAAAAATATAGTGTGCGATCCATTTAAAACGAACGATGAATCTATTATTGCCTATTTGTTAACATTTGATGGACCAATGGCACACACTACATCTGATAACCATATTATTTTCAAAAATGAATGTGGTATTTACAAATTCGAAAAACCAGAATCGGTAAATTTCTTGAATACAATTGATGCGACTGATGCTGCCCAAAGACTCCAAGAAAATTTGGATGGCATTAAATCGCTACCTAATCTTGAAACTATTTTGGGATTCAAAAAGGAAAGTATTGATACTATTAACATTGTTATTTTGAATGAACCTACATTTGTATCTAAAGAGTCTAGATTCTTTATGATTACATTTAAAAATGGACAACAATATTTGGATTTTGTTGCGTGGAATAAAAGTGGAACACCAAATACATTTTCACAACAAACGGCAAATGGATTGATTCATTCAGGTGATAAAGCTGTTCGGTCCTATTTTACACAAAGTATTAAAGTAAGGCCAGGGCCAATACAAAGGGATAGCAATCAAGATTTTGTTCTTGGTGGTATTGGATATAGTAGAACCCCGCTTACATCAGAAACATATAAACATCAAAAGCCATCAATGTGTTGTTATGATCCAAATACACATACAATCAATGTTATTCCATTTCAACAAATTGCCTCGATTCTACTTGAAAATACAACCATTGCTTGCGCATCTGTCTATTTTGTTGATACAATGCTAAAAGTAGTTCCATACATTGATGTCCCTACTACTGATACAACGAATCCATCTAAAACTAAATACAACACAACAGATTCTATTACTTGTGGTCTTCCAGAACGTTGTTTGATTAGTGCCTCTCGAATAGAATTCACCGAACCTACTGATACCAATGATACGGAAGTTCAACTAAATCATGAGGGTAGCAGTGAGTCTTCGGATAGTTATGATGTCATTAATGTAAATGAATCTAATATTGTCCAAGTAACGACTGATACATCATTGCTATTTTCGAATGAAAACGCGTTGAATATTGATTATCTTGGTAATAAGGATGGTAACTCCTCGATGTTTAATCCAGCATTGTTTGGAAACTCTAAACCATCATCATACAATGGACATATAGAACCATCAAATACGCATATTGATGGTTTCCTTAATATTGTAGATAAATCGAAACTTGTAGTGCTTCATTTCAAAGATAGTGATGATTTCCCAGAAGAATGTGGTACTATGATTGATACCCCTATATCTTGTCTTGCGATAATCAATGTAACTTTTGGAGAACATAGTGTGCAAAATGTATTAGAAAATCTGAAATTGTCATGTACTAAATACGCAAATCATTGCTCTATTGTACTCGCAAAATGTTCTGAAAGTGGCACATATTATTGGATTCGTGGTATTCGTTGGTTTCATGAAAACGTCTATCAGTTTGGAGATATATTTCCTCAAACACATGTTGATACACTGTTGGTAAACCAATGTCCATTTCCAACACATGTTGGAACCAAAATGTATTCTATTGGTAAAAAGATTGATTCGGAACATATTCAAAAATATATTACTGATATGGACTTTGATACTATTAGTACACAACAAGACCATATTATTGAGCTCTTTATTCAGCAATCAGTATTGGTTTCACCTACACATTTTAAAACCTTTAAAACAGCGTGTTTGACTATGCTAAAGGAAAAACAAGAAGAAAATAGTAAATTGCTGAAACAAGATATTAAGATTAAAACTAAAAGTATAATGGAACATTTTACTAAGCATGGTATGGAACCAGTCGAACTCAAACAGAAATTGGCGTCTTTGAAACATGAAACAAAGCAAAATAGGGTGTGTGTCAAACTAAAGAAACTCACTGAAACTATTATTGGTATCACATCGGAAGGTGGTGCCTCGTCTAAAGCAGTCGCAAAATCATTGGAAAATACTATTAGGGCTGATTTGGTGACACACAATGTTGAACTTGTTAATTCAATGAGTCACGAAGATATTCAATCTTATATAGAAGACATTGACCAGTTCATTATTTGTGAGATTGAACCATATGGCATTTCCGAATTGCTTACACAAGTTAGTAATAATACATTTACAAAGTCATCTAATGTGGCATCTCTACACAATACGTGTTCAGAACTAGATGGTACTACTGTTGCTGCACTAACACAACATATTAATGAAATGGGTATTGATCATTATTTGAAAGAAGCGCCTGGTGTTATTGTATGTGGTGCATCAGAAAGAAATTCATGTATTCCTATTGCGGTTATTCCACAATTTTCAGAACTAGATGATCCTAGATATTTTAAATGGATTGAACGGGTAAATGATCTCGAAATCGCTAAATACAGATTGATTCTTCGGCGAATGATTCCAGAATCGGCAAATGGACGTTCACTCAACATTAAAGGTTCCTCTAAATCGCTTACATATTTCCTTATTTCAATGTTTATTTCGGTGGCACAAAATATTAAGAGCAAATTTACGACAATTCCAACAGATAAAGATAGTTTTACAGTAATCGCAATGAGAAATTTGCTTGGCTATATCTTTACTAGTTTGGCGTCTGGTACAACACCATTGTCAAATATTTGGCAAGTATTGAGTCATTATCCAACCCATGTTCCTAATATTGACGCTTTTGATTCGACAGATCTATGGATTTTGTTGAATATGATTGATATGTTTCCATATTGTATGTGGGCAAAGGCAGAATCTAATTTTAAGAAAAACACATTGACTGGTGTCACTAAATTGCTTGGGAAATATATTATTACCCCAGAACTAAAAAAAATAGATGAAGATGAAAAGAAAGAATTGAAAGCCAAAACATGTGAAATATCTAAAGAACTAACTACTGTTTGGCAATGGCAAAAACTAGTTATTATTTCAATTCTTAAAATCTTGAATAATACAGATGAGTATGAACCAAGTATTATTAAACATGTATCGCAATGTTTGATAGATAGTTATCCAGACATTGATGAAAAAACTATTTCCGGAAGACACAAAAAGAGTAATTCCTCCGATAAACTCAAATTTATGCTAATGTATATGGTAAAACATGGTGGTCTAAAACCATCATCTACACAAATTGATACACTCAGATTCATCATTGCCAAAAGAATGCATTCATATTATCATCATTTGTGTAAAGAGGGGCGTACATCATATTTCTCAAAACTAACTACGGCTGAATTGTACAAAGAACTTGATACATTTATTTGTTCAGAAGATGATATTTCTGCCGGTGGACCAGCAAATAAGTTTCTCAATAGTTGGGCATTTTCATACAATTCTAATACAAAAGGTATTATTATTTCGAAAGAAGAAACAATAATACAAATCAATAAACTATTTAGTAGTGAATCCCCAAATACACACAGTATTGCTGAAGATAGTGTTAGTACACCTGAACAAATTAGCACTGAAATCGTAGTAAAATATCCAGATATTAGAGAACCGGTGTGGCTATCTGTAAATGATGATTCTAAGATGTCTACATTTGTAACAAGACAAAATATAGGAGAACTTGTCCAGATTCTAGAATATGTATTTCCAGATAAAAATGTTCATACTATAATGATCGACATTTGTGGGATATTGCTAGATAATTATAAAGATAGAGCCAAAGCATACGAAATTATATTGACTAAATACAAATTTGATTAACTATATTTATAATAGACAACAAAAATAAAATAAAATAAATTTATAATGAAAACTATAATAAAACGATTTTTACTTTTTTTATTATTATGTATTCCAATTAGACTTTTACTAGTATACATTGCTAAAACAATAAATAATAAGTACTTACCTTATTTAGGTTGGATTTTATTGATACCAGCAATCGGATTTTTATATATTTATGCTTCAAATAGTCGTAAAACTGGGCCAGAAGTATTTGGAAACAAAATATGGTGGAATGATTTACGTCCAATACATGGATTAACATATTTAATCTTTAGTATATTAGCCATAAATAAATATAAAAATGCGTGGGTAATATTGTTAATTGATGTGTTAATAGGATTATTATCTTTTTTAATACACCATATATTATAAATAAATTTAAAGATAATGAAAAATAAATATAAATGTATTTATTTATTTTGTGTATAGTATCATATGACATATGGTTTTATTTTTTCCATAGATTATTACACACTAATTATTTATACAAATATCATAAAAAACATCATATAATTAAAACACCTAAATGGTATGATACATATTATGCTAGTACTATTGAAAATAGTATTCTTGGTTTAGGTATATTTATACCAATGATATATTATCAATTATTTAATTATGAATGTATATGTTCGTGTTTATTTACAAATATAAGAGGATTGATACGTCATGAAACACGGTTAACACATATATTTGGACAACATCATTTAATTCACCATAAATATTTAAAATACAATTACGGTGAAAAATGGTTAGATTATATAATGAATACACTATACATTCATTAATTTAAGCAATAAATTAAATCGTTTGTCTAATATTTTCATATGGTTTATTAAATTATGTAGCATTATTGGATACTTTGAACTTCTTATTCTACTAAACCATTTTTTAGTATGATTAACCAGTTCTTCATCTATATTTTTTATTTCTTTATCAATAGTAGTTAAACTGTTTTCTAAATATTTGAATGTTTTATTCAATGTATCATTAAATATTTTGTGTTCTTTATGAATATCTATAATAAATGAATTTATTATATCAAGTTTAGTATTTATATCCAATGTATCCAATAATTCTTTAAACTGTATATTATCGTTTAGTAATACTTTATCAATACCATTATATATATTTTTTGTAGTTTTAGTAATCGTTTGTGTGAACATTTCTTTTCCAATTAACAATGATGAACTAACTATTAGAGGCTCTAACATAGTATAATTATATATTTAAATTTGTATCATATGAACAATAATTACCATTACACCCTGATTCGTAAGCTTTTGGATGTTTTTCTTTAATTTCATAATAATCATTTGATTGTTTTTCTAATCCGTCATGTTGTTTAAATATTTCATTATTAGACATTTCTCTAGAAGTCACTACAATATTAGATGATCCTGATGTTTTTGTTGGTCCTGAACTTGTGGTTAATAATTCTAATTGACTTAATTCAGTAGGAGATGGGGATTGATTTAAATTTAATTTATTTTTTAATGTTTCTAATAAATTAGTTAATTCTGGACTATCAGAATTAATCATTTCGTGTACAATTTCATCAGTACTTTTATCTCTAATAATTGTTTCAACTTTATTGTATGTACATTTTGGACATTTCTTTTCAGGACAGTTACCATCACCATTTGGACATGGTGTTATAGAACATGGCTTTGGTGCAGGACATTTGATATCTGATTTTGGTATGGTTATTGCTGGACATACCTTTTCAGGTAACTGTGGACATGGTTCTGGAGCTGGGCATTTTGGACATGAAACTTGTTTTTGATGTGGTTCACATTTAATTACTTTTTTACATTGTTCTGGACTACATGGAGTAGGTTTCGGACAATTATTAATTGGTTCAGGACATTTTTTACATAGACCAGCATCTAATTTTATTTTAGGACATACACAAGATGGACATTTTTGAATAGGTGGTATTGTAGATTTTAAAACATAATCTTTTAAATTAGGCATTTTAGGACATGATTGTTGTAAATCTATTTCAGTTTTTTTAATATAATTGGATGGATTATAATTTGGAGATACTGGACAATATTCAAGCGCAGCTGCACGCGCGACTCTTTCTAACTCTGTTTTCTTAATATAATTATTCATATCAACACTACTATGTTGAACATTTGTATCTCCAGATAAATCTTTCGCCATTTGTGAAGTTGTATTATCAACTGGCGTGTCACCATCTTCTTTAAAATAAAAATTTTCTTTTGTTTTTTTTATAAAAATATACGATAGTAAAACACAAACACCAATAATTCCAATTATTAAACATAAATCTATATTCATTATTATATATAACAGATAATATTTTTATATGTTTAATTTAATATGATAGGATTAATTAAAGCTATAATTACATAATTTGTATTCTATTTTGTATATTTGAAATCATCTGGAAATATTTATAACTCATTTATTAAAAAAAAATCAAAATAATAATTTGAATCTTATATTCTATTTTGTATATTTGAAATCATCTGGAAATATTTATAATGTGGCTTATATAATGAAAGATATATACATTAAAAGAAAATTATTAAGAAGCGATTTATTAGGATTAACAACATGCGTAACATTTGATTTTACTAATCATTCTATATTTCATAATTGGAATCTTGAAATAATTATGATGGATACACTATAGAGATCTATATTATATAGATGAATCACATTTTTAGATATTTATAATTTCTAAATTATAAATTATAAATTTTCATTTTTCAAAACTTTAATTCCCCCCCCCCCCCCCCTCAAAAAAAAACTGAAAATATACTTTTTTTCAATTATTCCTTATAAATTCTTCATTTTATTATATTTTTTAACACCATAATTTATTATCAAAAAAAAAAGTATAAAAAAAATATAAAAAAAGTATAAAAAAGTATAAAAAGTATAAAAAAGTATAAAAAAAGTATAAAAAAAAGTATATTTTATCTATTTAAAAAAATAAAATATGTTATATTATTATATATTATGG